AATTGCTGAACACCGAGACCGAGAAAGCGAAAAACCCAGGCGTTTTCGGTTTCCGCATTCCCGGCCTCGATGACGCTGCCGACTCCATTACCAACACGATCAACAACATGGCCAAGGGCAAGAACTCGCTGGACTCCTTGAAGGGCGATTTCAAGAGCCTTGACCAGTCCCTGGCCGGGATGGCGTCCGGAGGCCATGCCGCGGCGGCGGCACACGACTTCGACATGATGCGCACCGCTCTGAAGGGCGCCGGCGTGTCCACGAAGGACATCAACGCGCTCTTCCCGAAGTACACGAGCGCGCTGGCCGGGCTGAAGGCCGACCAGGAGGCCACGGCGCAGAGCATGGGCCTGTTCGGGCAGAAGGCCGTGCAGACGCAGGCTGCGCTGGATGCGGAGTCGCAGGCTGCGGAGGGGTTGCGGCAGTCGATCGAGGCCCTCAATACGGTTCACCGGGGCGCGTACGACGCGGAGACCGCGTTCTACCAGGCCATGTCCGATGCGAAGAAGGCCGTGAAGGACAACGGCCACACTCTCGACATCAACAGCGACGCCGGGCGTAAGAATCGCGATGTCCTTTCCCAGTTGGCGGCGAAGACGGAGGACTTCGTCGACAAGAAGCTGAAGGAGAAGGTGTCGTGGGAGCAGGTCGACAAGACGTATAAGCAGGGCCGCCAGTCTTTGATCGACACCGCTATCGCGATGGGCGATACGAAGAAAGAGGCGACGGCGCTCGCCGATGAGCTGCTGAAGGCCCCGGACGCCAAGAAGTTCCAGGTTTCGGTGGACAAGAAGACCGCCGAGTCGGACCTGAATGCGTTCAACGCTGCGGTGAAGAAGTCGCCGGGCAAGAAGACGGTGACGCTGTCGGCGCTTTCGGGCGGCGCGGAAACGGTGCTGAAGTCTTTGGGCTTCAAGGTCCAGCACCTCAAGGGCGGCGCCGTCAAAATCACCGCGAAGAACGGTCAGGCCCTGTCCGGGATTGCCAACGTCGCGAACGCCCTGAACGCCCTCGACGGCAAGACAGCGACCACGTACACGATCATGAAGACAGTGACGTCGAACGCGGGAACCGCCTTCCACGAGGGCGGCAAGTACGCCAGCGGCGGCCCGGTCACCGGCGGCTCAGGCACACAGGACGACGTGCCGATCCTCGCCATGGGCGGCGAGTTCATGGTCAGCAAGGGCCCGGCCCAGAAGCACCGCCAGCTGCTGGAGGCCATCAACGAGGACAGGCTGCCGCACTTCGCCAAGGGCGGCACGGTCAAGCTCACCGCGGCGCAGAAGGCGGAGAAGGACGCGCGCGGCCAGCTGCGCGGCGAGTTCGGGATCTCTTCCTTCGGCCGGAGCGCCGGATACAAGAGGACCCCGTTCGAGCACAACCTCGCTGCCCCGTCTGATGTGGGCGGCCTGGTGGACGCCCTGAACAAGGCGGCTGGGGAGATCAAGGCGGCAACGCACGGCCGGACCGAGTCGCACCTGCTGAAGGAACTCGACTCGGTCGGCAAGAGTCTGATCAAGCACGAGCAGGCCCTCAACAAGGTCACCCACTCGCTGGACGCCGCGAAGTCGAAGCTCGACAGCCTCAAGTCCAGTGCTTCCCAGCTGGCAGACGGCGTGAAGTCGGGGGTGCTGTCCTCGGCGAACATCACGCAGAACACGGCCGGGCAGACCGTGTCGGTCGCCTCCATCATGGGCGGGTTGACGCAGTCAAGGGACCAGTCGACAGCGTTCGCGGGCGCGCTGAAGGGCCTGAAGGCGAAGGGCCTCAACAGTGCTCTGTTGCAGCAGATCGCGGAGGCCGGAGTCAACGGCGGCGGCCTGGAGACGGCGGGCGCCCTGATGGGCGCCTCATCGTCGGAGATCGGCTCTCTCAACTCGCTTCAGTCGCAGATCGGGAAGGCTGCCTCATCGGCCGGTCAGACCACCAGTGATGCGGTGTACGGGGCGCAGATCCGGGCGCAGGACAAGCTCGTGAAGGCGCTGGGGAAGCAGCAGGCGTCGCTGGAGAAGGTGATGAACCATCTCGCCTCGGTGATGGAGAAATCCATCTCGAAGGCGATCGGACGCAAGTCGTCGGGCGGCATTACCGGCATGGCTGCTTCGGGCGGTGTGCGCGGGGGTCTGACGTGGGTGGGTGAGCAGGAGCCGGAGCTGCTGGAGCTGCCGGTGGGCTCGCGGGTGCATTCGGGCCCGGACTCGCGGCGGATGGCGGCTGCGGGCGGTCCGCGGGAGCCGGTCGTGATTGAGCTGCGGTCGAGTGGCAGCGACGTCGACGACTTCCTGCTGAAAATGCTGCGCCGCGCGATTCGTAACCGTGGCGGCAACGTCAATTTCGTCCTCACCGGACGCCAGTAGGAAGGAACTACCTTGCCATTCATTACCTGGAACGGACCGGCGCCGACAACGGCCGCTCTGGCGAGCGTCACAACCGGTACGGCTATCAAGACGATGCTGCAGCTGGCAACCCCGGCCACGCGGCAGATTCAGCTGTTGGAGTGGGGCTGGTCGTCGGACGACCCGCCCGGTGCGGACGGTGTGATCGAGCTGATCCAGACGGACGTCGCCGCCACGATGGTGGCGCACGTAGCGTCCGGCGTCGCCAATCTCGACCCCAACGGCACCCCCAGCCTCCTCACGCTGGGCACCAGCGCGACCGGCTATACGGCCGGGGCCGAGGGCGCCATCACGGCCACCCGCCCGTTCGAGGCGATCTCGCTGTCGTCGGTATCGGGCGAGTCAACCCTGTCGTACACGCGACAGTGGATGCCCGACTGCCGCCCGATCATCCCCGTCAGCAAGTTCCTCCGGGTCAGGGCCACGACTCCGACCACGGCGATCGACTTGCGCTGTTACATCATCTTCAACGAGCTGGGCTGACCGATGCCCACGATCGCACCCCTCGTCGCCGCGTGGAAGCGCCGCGCCCGCAACCTGCCCGGCCCCCTCGCGGGCACCGGGGAGGTTTCCAACGGTGCGCCCGTCACCGTGGAGATGCTCATCGGAGGGGTGTGGACCGACATCACCGCGTACGTCATGGTCCGCGACGACCAGGGCCAGATCAACCTCAGCTGGGGGATCCGCGACGAGGGCAACACCACCGAGCAGGCTGCTGGCACGCTGCCGCTGAAAAACCAGGACGGCCGCTTCAGCATGCGCAACCCGATGGGCGCCTACTTCGGGCTCATCGGACGCAACCAGCCGATCCGTATCTCGGTGCCGGATGGCCTCGGCGGGAAAACGTACCGGACATGGGCGGAAGTCCCCACATGGCCGGTGTCGTGGGAGCCGTCCGGGAACGACGTGTGGGTCGACGTATCCGTGGCCGGGCCCCTGCAGCGGTACGCGAAAGCGCCGCCGCCGGAGCGGTCGGTCGTCTACAACGCGGTCACCAGCCCGCTGTCGCCCAACGTGGTGGCGTACTGGCCGTGCGAGGACCCGTCCGGGGCAACATCGCTCGCGTCCGGGATCGCCACCGGGTCGGCGATGACCTGGTCCGGTGTGCCCACGCTCGCCTCGTACGGCGGGTTCGCGGCCTCGGACCCGCTGCCCGACATCACCGCCGCGACCCTGTCCGGCGCGGTCCCGGCGTACGCAGATCCGACCGCGACGCAGGTGCGGTTCCTGGTATACATCCCGAAGGCGGGCCTCGCCGACGGAAAGATCGTCTGCGCGTTCGACCAGGTCGACTACTCGGCCGGTTCGGCCCAATTCTGGGAGCTTTTCTACTCAACGAGCGACGCCAACAACTCGCTGGTGCTGCGGACCTGCGCATCCGACGGGACTGTCCTCGGCGCCGAACTCGTCCACACCCTCGACGTCCGCGGACGACTGCTGTACGTGTCCGTCGAGCTGCAGGAATCCGGGACGGGCGTCACCCGGCAACTCCAGCTGAAGGACGTCAGCACCTCCCGCGTCTACGCGGTGAGCGACACGGAGACCCTGACGTCGCTGACCCGCGTCACGAAGGTGCAGTTCGGGCCGGCGGCACGCGCGGTGTCCGGCCCGGCGGGGTCAGCGGTCCTTCCCGGGGTGGCAGTCGGGCACGCGACGGTGGAGACGGCGATCACGGCGATCGACGCGCTCGGCATCCGCCTGAACCCGATCGGGGAGACCGCGGGCCGCCGGATTCAGCGCTTGTGCGGCGAGAACGGGATTGCTGTCGACTGGATCGGCGATCTCGACGACACCGTCCCCATGGGCGCGCAGGGCAAAAGCAACCCGCTCGCCCTGATCCAGGAGTGCGTGCTCGCCGACGGCGGCATGCTCTACGAGACCACCGACGCCCTCGGCCTCGGTTACCGCACCCGCGCCTCCCTCTACAACCAGGACGCGGCCCTCACCCTCGACTACCCGTCCGGGCAGCTCGCCGTCGTCCCCATCCCGGTCGAGGACGACCGCTATCTCGCCAACCGGGTGGTGGTGTCCGTCAACGGCGTGACCGCCACCTACGAGGACACCACCAGCGACCTGTCGACGCAGCCGCCTCCGGCCGGGGTGGGCGTGTACGGGGCGAACTCGTCGTCGCCTCTGGACCTGAACCTGGCAACGTCGGACACGCCGACACTCCTCGACCAGGCAGCCTGGCATGTGCACCTCGGGACCGTGGACGAAGCACGGTTCCCGACGATCGGCGTGAACCTCGCCCACCCGAGCATCACTCCGGACATGCGGCGCGCGATCCTCGCCCTCCGTATCGGCGACCGCATCCAGATCACCAACCCGCCCGTATGGCTGCCCCCGGACACCATCGACCAACTCATCCTCGGCTGCGCCGAATCGATCACCCACTTCGAGCACCGGCTCACTTTCACCTGCCAGCCCGCCAGCCCCTACTCCTACATCGGCTACCTCGACGCGACCGCCCGCATCGACACCGACGGCACGCAGCTCCTCACAGCGATCGGCAGTGGAGACACAGCGGTCGACGTGGTGCCGACATCGGACATGTCGATGATCTGGACCACCGACCCGGCGGACATGCCGTTCGATGTCCGCGCCGGCGGGGAGGTCATGCGGGTCGCCGCAGCCTCCCCGAAGATCAGCGATACGTTCACGCGGGTCACGGCGAACGGCTGGGGCACCGCAGACACCGGGCAGGCGTGGTCGACGTCCGGCGGCGCGGCGGCCGACTACTCGACGTCGGGCACGCAGGGCTTGATGTCGATGACCAGCGTCAACGTGTCCCGCTACTGCGTCACCCCGGCGCCAGCTGCCGACGTAGACCTCCGCGTCGAGGCGTCGACGAGCGTCCTCGCGACCGGCGGCCCGCACTACGTGCACCTCGCCGCCCGGTACGCGGACGCCAGCAACATGTACGTCGCCAGGCTGGCGTTCAACACCGACCAGACGTTGGCGATCACCCTCCAGAAGCGGGTGGCCGGCACACAGACGGACCTGGTGTCGGTGACGGTCCCGGGCACTCATGCCGCGAACACCATGTTCGCGTTCCGTTTCCAGATGCAGGGGGCCGTACTGCGCGCCCGCTCGTGGGCGGTGGCCACGGAGGCGGAGCCGGGCGTCTGGTATGCCACGGCTGCCGACACGTCGCTGTCGGATCCCGGGTCGGTGGGGGTGCGGTCGGTGCTGTCGAGCCTCAACACGAACACGCTGCCCGTCACTGTCGCCTACGACAACTGGCGGCTTGTCAACGTGCAGACGTTCACGGTGACCCGCTCGATCGACACCGTCGTGAAAGCCCATGCCGTGGGCGAGGACCTGCGGCTCGCCCACCCCACTTATCTGGCCCTGTAGAGGAGACCCCGGTGCCCGAGGCATACCCGACACCGCTTGCCGGACAGCGGCTCACCGCCAGCCTGCTGCGGTCGATGCAGGCCCAGACCCTGCGCAAGCCTGGCGATACCCCGCGCGCGGCGACGACGACACAGACCGCTGACCCGCATCTGCAGATGGATGTGGTGGCGCTCGGCGTGTACACGTTCCAGGGCTGGCTCACCTACGACTGCCTCGCCGCCGCCGACTTTGTTCTCGGGTTCTCGGGGCCGTCCGGGGCGCTGGGCACGTGGGTGGGTCACGGGCCCGGTACGACGGTGACGTCGGCGACGGCGGGCGGCGGCACGCAGCAGGATGTGGCGTCGACGTGGGGCTACAACGTCCGCGCGGAGCCGACGCCTATCGGCTCGACCCGCACCTACGGCGGCTTCGGGGTCGGTACCCCGTTGACGGTGCTGGTGTCGGGGACGCTGCGGGTGGCGGCGACTGCGGGGACGTTCGCGTTGACGTGGGCGCAGTCCGGGTCGAATGCGACGCCCACCACGCTGTACACCGATTCGTATCTCGAAGTTCTTCGGACTGCTTAGGGAGTTGGCATGGCCAGTTATGTGATCACGGGGCGGACCGGTTCTGGGGAGTCGGTGGTGTCGGTGAACATCAACTCAATCAGCCAGGAGGGTGTGGTGGTTCCGGAGATCGACGT